GCCGACACATTGGGCTTTCCAAAAACATTGAGGACTAAATTGGAGCCAGTGATGCTGACAGAATCGACAGCAGGGTTGGCTTCCAATGCCGTAGCGATATCGTTCATTGTGGTGATTTGATCAGTGTCAAATGGAATGGGGGCCAGAGGGGTGCCATTCAAGGTGATGGCAATGGAGTTTCCTGTCACAAAGTTGGCGCTCATTGTCACAATCGAATTCTGAGCAGTCGGCGTCGAGGGGACCGTGACACTGGTTCCATTGATGATCGTGGTGTAATTGAAGGGAGACATCGCCGTTTCAACCAAAATGGTGGCGTTGTCGACAGTCCTGCGCCCAATGGCAATCTGCTCAGGGCTCAATGTTTGACTGAACGCTTCCTGAGCTGCGATATATTCGAGATCAGTTGGGATGAAGTCATTGCCCACCGCCTGAATGCTGCTGTAAAATCGGATGCGATCATTAAACCGCTTGTGAGTTCCCAAAATCATGAGAAGGCCAAAGCCAGCTTCTGAGACTGCTTGGGTATCTCTCGTGATCTGTACGTTTACGATGTCGCTTAATGGCATATCCTCTCCTTAAGGTATTGTAATTGTGTGATCGTAGACCACGCTTCCGCTTGCATCTTGATACACTTCTTCTACTTCGACGGTTTCAATGAGCCCCAGGTTGTCTGAGTAGTCTTGTCCTATTCTGAAGAGGACATCCATGGCCGCTCTTTTCTCAAAGCGGGAGTCGAGGAGTTCCGTAGTGTCGTTTATCAGGAAGTGGTTCACGAATACGATCCCATTGGCTCTCAATGTATCCAGCACGCTTTGCATCTGAAGGCTGCTTCTCAGATTTTCCAGGCGAGTGATGCAGTCGCCGCCGTATGTTTGAATTTGGAGGGTGAACTCTCTATCGCCCACCATATCGACAAGCCCATTGGCATCGGGTCCTGGGGTGTAATCTTCGCCTACTTGATTGAGAGTGCTGAGAAATAAAGTCACGTATGGCTGTGTAGGACGCGGCGCATTTTCATTCAAGAAAATGACCGAGCATCCAGGGCAATTGGCTACCGCCCAGTCGTAGAGATAGGTCTTTATCGTCTCAAAATCAAGCGACATTCTTCCTCTCTCCATATAGGACAAGAACCGAGTGGAGTTGGTGTCCTTCCATATCCAGATGGGGCACGTAAAACGTGTCATATTTGACATCGAATAGCCGCCACGAGTTGTCATAGATTTGTTTTAAAAACTCATTCAACCTCGATTCAAGGATTGAATAATCTGTTTCAGAGATAACTTTAGCCTTCATTATTGACCTTCCAATCGTAAAACAATGTATTTGTAGTGGTTGACCAGCCCCATTGCGGGCGCATTTTGCCAGGGAAAAACCTGAACCACCTCAAAGGTTTTTCCAAAGAAAAGGACCAAATCTGGATTTACGCTCGTGATCGTGTTAATGAGAGTGGAGGTAAATAGCTTATACCCTTCCGAATCTCTCCTCGCTTCTGGAAGCTCTTGCATTTCTTCACCCTTCATCGGCTGGATGCTCGAAGTGATCTGCGTATCCGTGTAAGTGCCATCTGTCCAGCGCCCATTTGTATACCCACCGCTTTGAAAGCGGCGAAGGAGTACAGGAGAGCGGAAAATTTCAAATGGTGACGTCATTTCAGCACAACCTTATAGCGCACTGACTGCACCATCTGGCCGAAGTCGATCAGAGGTTTTGAGCTCTTTTTGATTGCGATCGTCCTTGGAGAGTTGGGAGGAGAGACAATCGCTCGGATCTTTTGGACGATCAGCTTGGTCATCAGTTGTCCGATTAGGCCAAGTGACCTATCGGTCGTGCTTTTCCCTTCGACAATTTTGTTGTATTCTCCCTGGATCGCTTTGTTGATCAGCGCCTTATTCTCATCGAAGCTAGTCGCCATAAAAGGCCTTGCTGGGATGATTTTTGTGCCAAATTCGTTCTCCGCTGCGATTTGGGCAAGCGATAGACCCGCAGGCTTTTTCCTTTGTCCTTTCATCTGCATTTTGGTGACCGTTCCCTCTTGGAAACCTACTTTGACGTGAGATCCATCCAGAAGAGTCAGTTGCTTTTGGATCTCCGCAAATCCCAAGTCTTTATCTTTGACAACAGCACGCATTGATCACCGTGAAATTTGGAGGTAAATTCGTCACTGTCGAGCCAATGACGGTTCGCTTGATCAGATCCTTGTAGAGGCGCCCATATTGGGTCGCATTCAAGATGGAGGAATCAGGAGAGATAGCCAGCCCAATAGTGAGCTCTCCCTCTGTCAGGTTAGTAGCTACTCCCGTTTGGGGACTGGTTTGCAGTTGGAGCCAATGAGCCAAAAGATAGACGTAGGCCAGCACTCCGCAGCAAGATAGAACCTGTTCATTGACTTGGCATCTGAGCAACCCAATCATGGTGTTGTAGTTTGCCAACTTCGTGGGGTCGGTCGTATAGAACTGAGGAGCAATAACAAACAACGTATCAATGATCGTTTGACTTGGTATTGGATCCGAAATGCTCATTTTCCTCTTCCTCCGCTTGGTGCGAAATTTTATGGAGTTGCTTTTTGGCTGCATCTACGACTTTTTCACGGCCATCCTCATCGACGATTCGATTCAGATAAGCGTGGTCGTAAATTTGAGGGATGAGTTTCATCATCTCCTTAACCGACTTCTTGCCATCTGCCTCTTTGTCTGGCGATTCGGGAATAATGACGATGATTCCTTCTTCGACCCTATGCTGAAATAGAGGATGAAGGAGGAGGGCTTTGAGTTCGCCCTCCGGAATCTCATTGATCCCTGGCATCAGGCGGCTGGTGAAGTTACAATAGTAGACGTTCTTACCGTTGTACTTGACGAGAGCCATTAGATTCCCTCCCCGATGGACAATGAAAGTGGGTAGTAGATGATGATCCCACCGTAGCGAGATTCGCAGTTGATGATGAACTCAAGACCTCGCTCTTGAGGCGGATATTGAGTAAATGGCATCGGAATCTCCATCGTGAGCTTATCGGGATTCTTCTCGTAAGCGATCATGATGTCGACACCTCCAGGACCGGCACCCTTCAATTCAGGCACCCAGTCAACAGTTGTGATGAAGGGGTTATTCTGAATGAAATATTCCAAAATCGTCGTATCGCTGTTTGCTGAACGAGGAGTGGAAGAGATCAAAGTGTACTGATCGATAGGAAGAATCAGCGTATTGGGCATCTCGACCCCATTGGTGAGGCCCACGATGCCGTTGGATAGCTGGTTCATATCGCGCAGAATTTGATCGGGTGTTTTGGTTGTCCAAAGAGTAGAGCCCCCAGTTCCATCGGCAGGCACAGAAGCCGCTGGAATATTTGGGTTGTTGGTTAACCCCAAGATATTGGAGGCATTATCGCCAAACCAGGCAAGCCGATTGACCTTTTGGTCATTGGCCCTTCTGGTGGCATTGGCCTGACGTTGCGTCAAGCTGCGGCCTACAAACATTGCTGCTCGAATCTCCTGCATCGAGTAGCCATAGCTGGCTCCGATTGATTTCACAGGAGTGATGAATTCCTTACCGCGAATGTCGCATCGAGGAAAATCATCGGCATAACTCGAAATGATTCGAGCAAGACCGGTTTCTTCAAACGATTGATAAGTGATCGATTCCGCCCCCGGGCCAGCCTCTGTGCTCACAGGAATGAGCTTGATGGCTTTGAGGGGAGGGAACTCAATGTCGTACGACTTTGATTTTATGTACTCGAGCTCACGAGCAAAGAACGCAGTCTCTGCCGAGTCGAGATTTACGGTGACAATTTTATCCATTTTACCTTCTCCTTAGTTCGGCAAGTTGATTTCTAACGTTGCAACAGCGCCAGCAGTCGCTCCCACCGTGTACCTTGCGGTTGGCAGTGCGATCGCACGGCCCCCATCTGAATCGGCGCGGAAACCGCCAGGAAGCAAAAGACCATTAGCGGCAAATCTCCAATAGACAGGGCTGTCGCTAGTCAAATTTTGCTCTGCTGCCACATAGACACGGCCTCTTGTCAAAAGAGAGACGCAATCGCCTTGGAAATAAATCGGATTTCCAAAAGAACCGAGAGGGTTCAATGGGTTCGGTTTATTTTGCGTTCTTGCACCCACTCCATAAAAGGTGTCCTGGGTTGTGTTAGTGATCGTTGCTGTTGCTTGCGACGCGCCGCCTGTGACTACGAACGAGTTCACGATGGCGACATTTCCCTCTGTAGCTGTGACCGTTAGGGTGTGGCTATTGGGATCGCTCACGACTGCGGAGGCAATCTGAGGCTGGGCTAAAATCGCTGCTGCAATGGCGTTCATTGTGGCAGCGCTAGAGGTTGCAAAGTTGATCGGCGCAAGCGCAACTCCATTGATGCTGACGTTAATCACGTTGCCCGTGACGAGGTCTGCATTGATGACTGTCGTTGAAAGATTGGACTGAGGCAGGCGAACGACGTAATCTTGACCGATTACTTTCGCAAGGCCGAGCCCAACGTTAAAATTCTGAAATGCGATCGGAGAAAGGACGTTTCTAAAGCCGGAATCGGCTAAAAGACCTACGCTCCCGACATCCATTAAAAAGGGATAGCTTAGTTGTGGCATGGTATTTTACCTCCTGGCTTGAAACCATTTTTCATCTTGTCGATCATCGCCTGGCGAGCTGCAGCCGAGTCAGCAGGTTGATGATCCATTTTCGTTCTGTATTCAACAGGTGTCGCAATGACTTGAGATGGCGCTGGAGCCATATCTTCGAGAAGAGCATCAAATCTCGCCTGAATGTAGATCGCGCTCTTGCCATCGAGGTTCGCGTTCTTTTGACGCGCCTTGATGACCTCTTTCTTGATTTCCAAATCAGACATGTCGTCGATCTTCGATAGAGCCCGCGAATCCAACACACCCTCTGCAATTTTTTGGAGTTTGACCCGCTCTTTGACCAGCGTGCGAATCCGTGCAGAGTCCATGTTGTTGTATTTGTCGTTCTCTCTTTTCTCTTTATCTTCTGGCTTCATGGGAACGCGTTCCCCATTGGGAGCTTTCACAGGAGTTTCATGGGTTGCATAAGGATTTTCCTTAGACATGTAGCCCACTTCTTTCTCCTCTTTTTCTTCCGCCTCGTCCTCTTCTTCTTCGAGTTCGTTGTCCCCATTTTTAATGGAGCTCAGTTCTGCAGATAGCTTGTCTTTTTCCTCAGCTAATCTGCTTTTTTCTGCTTCGAGATTCGCGATGCGGGCAAGCAGCTGCTCTACGCGCTCAGCTACGTTGTCCTCCATCAGAACCTCGTCATCATCAATCTTGATTTTCCTTTTAGCCATGTTGGCCTCCTCTATTAAGATTTCTTCTGCATCAGCGCTATCTAGAGCGATTCTTGCTTCGCTGCCAGCTCTCGCATTGTCCACAATGCTTAGGTGGTTGTACTTGATATTGGTTTGACGGAAGTTGTAGAGCTGGCCGTTATAGCTGCCCTCTTCCGGGATGAGATCGACGGTGTATCCTAAAGAAAGTTCCTTGCGGTTTCTTTCAGTTACATCCTTCACACTGGCAAGATCTGTAATGACCAAGTTGGAAAGGACGTAATCTCCGTCTTGAGTGACTGTTTCCCCTGTGTATCCGATGGCCAGACGCTTGGCGTTTTCCGCCGTGACAAGACGCTCTTCTGGATGCCCATTCGTCACAGGAATCATTTTCATGCTATCGAGGCTATCGACTTTGAACAC